TTATCCTTGCAGCAGTCTACTAGGCAACTCTGGCTTCGAAGATAAGTGTACTCTATGGTCTCGAAGTTCCAACCATAACAGTCCCAGCGTTGTGCCTCTTGAATAGACCATTCATTGAGTTCTGTATCGGGACTGAAGTGTAATGCATGGAGCGGGAGATTGCGATAGATTGCGCCGTTCTCTAGGAGAACATGACAACCCCATGCGCGACCGGGTATTGAAGTTAGGGCGAACCATATTGCAGGCATGTAGCCTTGTGGTTCTTTATGTGTGAACGTTGTGTCTACGTTTGTATAGAGATGCTTGGGTAGGTTTTTTGTAAACATAATTGTGAATAATAATTATGCGTCATCACGCCACGCCACAAACGACGCGTTGAAAGGGCGACCATCGTCGGTAAGATTGAGATACTTGATGGTAGCTTTGCGTTGGAAATGATAGTTGGGCACAATATACTCTTCACGTTCTATATCCGTGAAGCCAGTACCCACCTCGAATATGATTCCTTTAGTTGTAATAAACTTTAAGGCCCCAAGTTTTCCAGCACACTTACCCTCAGTTGAAGTAACACGTCCAATGCATTCAAACTCAGCGTCAAGAAAAGCTTTACGTTTTTGAAGATTCATTGTTGAGCGTTCTTTCCGGCCCTGCGGCATATAAGATCCGAAGACGCTCTTTAGCATTTGGCCTTCGTAATTTCTCGAAATGTAATCGTTATAGCATTCGTCCAGTTCAATGCGCGTTTTGCAGATTTCCCAGTTTATTAGAGTAATTCCAGCAGTCTCGTAGTGGCTGTCGTTGAGAAGTTTTTCAAGCAACAAAATCCGCGTGAGCGCGTTGAACTTAGGCTCGACGAGATCAAAAGCAAAGAATATAATTGATAGGGAATCTTCGCCCGGCTCCAGTCGATTCACGCCCACGGCACTATTGATCTTCTGCAAACTCATGCCGTGACAATACAACTCGCCGTCTATGATGTAGTTTGTCTTTGGCGGGATGATATGCGCGAGGACGGAATCATTCCAACGCTTGCCATCCCGCGAGAAGAAACCTCGCTCGGGAATATACATACATCTTAAGCCATTGAGCTTAGGCATTGAAACTACATGACCAAACTTGCTGGCGTCATATACAGCAGCGCGCATGAATGAGGCTGCAATTTGTGGGTCTTTTTCTTTTATATCTTTCATTTTATTTATTTCAATATTCCCAAATCCATTGTTGAAATCCTAACATACCTTTTAACTTAATCATACGACGCATCTCAAAGATTACATCAATGGCGACGTTCTTCGGGTGCTTGAGTTTGATCTTATAAAGAGCATCTCCGGCAACCGAAGGCGCGCCTTTGTCTGTCGTCTTCTCGGGTTTATAGCGTAGTTGAGTATGCAGATACTTGACGACTTGATCGGGGCTGCCAGGATTGAGTTCAAAACCTACGAGAATTTTGAGGATTCTATTTAACTGTTTATACCGCTCCTCACATTTTTTTACTATGTATTGCCGCTTGACTGGATCAAAGTGCATACCGTGCAGCGACATGAAAGCATAATCTGCGAGCGATCGAGAAGCTTGATCGACCGAATCTTGAAGTCCCCGGTCATGCTTGATGAAATCAATTTGACCATAGTAAATTTCTCGAAGTACAATAACATCTTTAATGTTGTAAGCACGAAGCTGCTCAAACTGTGCTCGATTTCTAGGATCAAAATTTCCTGCTTCGTCTTTATGAAAAGGCCTGTTCGAGAACAGTGTAGCTTGATGAGCGAGAGACTTCTCGGCCTCGGGAAATATCCTATGCCCGGCGACCATCGTGTCGTAGATGTCTGTGCCGAATGGGATCTTGTAGAAGGCTGCGAGAAAGCAGAGATCAAAGAGGGCGTTGTGAATTACGACGCGGCGTTTCTTAAACTCTCTTATCAAGCGTGCGAAGAAGACCACGCCCACATTAAGATTGCCACCGTGATCATAGACAGGAACAGAATAAACAGGACTATTGCCGCAAGCGATCGCGAGACACGTAAGGGTGTTCGTCTTTGGATGGGTCTCGATGTCGAAGAAGATGGGCCCGTCGAAGTTAAAAACTTTGATGGCTTCTTCGGCGCGTTGACAGTTGACGGGCGGAAGTTCAGGTTGAATTTTTTTGGAGTCATATGTTAGTAGTTTTTTTATGTCTTGTTGAAACCAAAAACTGTAGTTAGATCGTTTAGTTGGCGAGGTGCTTTTGCCATCGTCCTTATCTAAGATATCTTCACCGTCGCCTTCACCTTCGAGCGCGTCTTCCATGCCCCATGCGTCAACGCAGTCTTGCGGCCAATAGGTTACGATGTATTGGGTATTGTTTGGGGAAGTGTAAACGACGCCACGGAAGGCGTCGAGGCTTTTGTCTTTGGCAGCAGGGAGAAACTCTAAGGCCTTTGACCCAGCGAAAATTATCTTTGTAATTCCAGCGGGTTTTTTATAAGCACCTCGAAAGAAATCGTCGGCAAAGGTTATAAAAATATCAGACGAATTATCTAAGTTAAGATTATGATTAGCCAACACAGAACGAACAAAATCTCCGGCGGGTCCGAGAAGAATGCCGTTATTTTCTTTATCAAAACGCGAAGGTCCATGTAGAACGAGGGCTATCATTGTTAGGTTATTTTAAGCGAAAAGAAAAGGCAGACTTTATCCGGTCTGCCAGCGGGGCGCGTTGGGATGTATGTCTAAGTGAGGAAAAGAAACCTCTTAGAAAGCTCGCATTACTTCCTAAGAGGCGTATGTCTTTTTGCCAAAACCACTTAACAAAAAGACTTAGAAGGGCAGCGGTCCGGCAGGACCTTTGACTTGAGAAAAGTCAAACTGTGTATTGTAGCGTTTTACGATAGCTTCGCCATTTTCGTCGCGTTTGGCAAATTTGAGATCACGAGAGTTAGATGGATCATCGCTGACATATTCTGGCTGTGACTGAACGAGCATGTTGAACGCCTGACCTTCGAGGGTCTTGAGAGCTTCGGCCACGTCGATATCGGAATAGTCGTCGGGCAGTCCGTCATATAGACCTATGGTCTGAAGCGGTGATGAAAGCAACTCAAGCGCGGAGTCGACGCCATTCTTGTTCTCCAGCATTACGTACATATTACCTTTTGCACCGAGTGTTTTATATGTGGTGCCAGCCGCAGAAGCGGTTTCGGGTGCAATGATTTCACATTCACAGACAATCATCTTGAAACCTTTACCGCTTTGTCGGGTCTCAGTCCTGTGGATAAGAACCTTATAGACATTGGCGGGGATGAATCCAATCTTAACTTCAGTACCTTTTTTCATTTTTGTTTTTGTTGTTTTGTTGTTTTACTGTGACCGACAAACGAAGGAAGCTTTTGAAAGGCCAATTTTTGAAGCTTAAGGTTTAGCAAGTTCCTGAGCTATCTTATTAAGAGCCTTCACAACACAGTTCTCCATTGGATTTGGCAAGCCCCAGAAGATGGGCGTCTTTGCTGTCGTGACGCCATCAGTCTGTGTGGCAAAGAAGTATTGAATGGTATCGCTACCTTTCTCTTTCTTTGCATACACAGACCACACAGCAAGACACTCAGACTCGATGCCTTTATTTGCCCACTCTTTACCTTGGACATATAAGCGTCGGCGCGTAGTCATGCTGCCGTCTAGACCTTGAATCGGGACGATCTCTTCGAGCCCCGTGATAATGACGGTCTTATCGAGAGCTTTGAGATTCGTGCACAGGGTTTGAATGCCGTCGTTGTAGTTCTTCCAGATGTCAAAGCCTTTGTACAGTTGTTCGCACTTGATCTGCAGTTGGTCGATCGCGGCGGTGATTGAGTCTATGATAACGAGATCCTTAGATGGATCTTTCTTAACCTTGTTAAGTTCGAGCGTTAGCTTATCATAGCTGTCGATCGGGATGACAAGCTTCTCGTCGCGCACACGAAACGGCATACCCTTTCGCTCGGCGTCGAAAATAACGGCGCGTGCGGGGTCGACGTTGCGGAAGGATGTAGACTTGCCGGAGCCACTCGGACCCACGAGTGCGATCAGAGTCTTGGGCCATTTTGGGGGTTGTATTATTTGAGGTATTTCCATTTTGTTGTTGTTTTAGACTTGGTAACTCTTACCAAGAAAGGGGTTCATACTTCACGATATCACACTCAGAGAGGAAGAGCTCAATCTGTGTGGAGTTATCGGCAAAGCAAAGACGTTTGAATGGGCAAGAAGGACAGGCGTTAATAAGCTTGCCACTTGGTGGCGGAATTTTATCGTGTGCCA